GCCCAAAGGTGTAGAAAAATCCATTCATCCCAACCATATAGTCAGGGAAAAAAGAATAAAAAGACGGCCATCCTTTAACGTCTTCAGCGTATGATAATGTAGCTATTTTTTCTGCCATAGTATTTTATATTAACAAGTTCCTACAGTACATGGAGCGCTGATATTAGTAATTACTCCGTTAGCGTCAACGGTAACACACTTCGTGTCACCATCACCATCCTCAACAGGGTATACCCCTGCAGGCATAGCGTTTACCCCCGCATAATCTGTAAACACCCAATCATTAATCCCCAACATAGTATTTGTCCCATCGCCACATCCACTTGCAACAGAGCATGTGTAAAGCGTTTTTCCTAAAATAGCAGTGCAGCTTCCTCCAGACGCAAAGTCACATGGAAAAGGGTTGAGAGATTTAGGGCAAAATACTGTCACCTGCCATGAAGTTGATGACGATGGAGCATAAACCAAGCACTCTACAATATTAACTGATGGGTCTGTTTTAGGAACCACGGCATATGCGCAGCCCAGGGATGAATCATAACCCGCAGTTGTTAAAGAAACATCACTGGAGGGAACTTGAGGAATAGCTTCAGGCCCAGCCGCCACAAAAGCTCCAGCGCTGGTGTTGTATACATAGCTGTTTCCAGAAGGGTAAGGCCCTCCTGGAGATCCATTTACCAAAGGTGGGCTGGCCAAAGCTCCGGAAGATATTCGCCCCATATATCCCTCCTTATATCCATGTACAAGCGATGAAAACTCCGAAGAAGATACCCCGTCATAAGCTAAAGTTAACATATCAGGCACATTGAATGGGTTCCATCTTACAATGACAGCCCCAACGGTACTCCCCGCATCAAAGTTTATTCGGTAAACACCTTGCCCCCCAGTCCCAAATAAAATAGAGTCACACGGTAAAATTCCTGTGCCGCACGAAGGACAAGCTTGGCATGGGCCTAAGACGCCGCTAAGTTTCTGGCGATACACCCCGCCCACTTGATACCACCCATCAGCTGACGGTGCAGACAAAGCGCTATCGGTCCATATATCTGTTGCGTCACAGAATACTGTACTGTCGTAATAAAAAGTTGAAGGAGTTGGCATAATTTAATTTTTTAACATGTTCCTGAATTTGTAACTATACCTCCTGCCCCTACCTGGATCCAATTCTTAGGGCTGGCAGCGGAAGGTTGTGATGGGTCTACTACATAGAACCCTGGAGTTCCAAGACCCACTGACGGCTGACAAGAAACGTTACCTGCAGCATACACAATATCCCCTATAACAGGTATCGGTCCCGGTCCAGTAAAACTAATCTGATTGCTTCCAAAACTATTTGTGTCTACCGCACACGCTTGAATTTGCGTTTGTTGTCCAGGGCTAAACCAACATCTATTGCAAGCTGTCGTACAATTACAACACGCGTCATCAGCACTTACAGTGCTATAACACAGCTGGTCTTCTGTAGCGTTTCTGAAATCCCAAACAAGGTATAGATAATCGTTAGCTCCAGACATAGCAAAAGCTGTCTCTGTAGCTTGGAAGATGGCGGGTGAAGGGTTTGTTATAGGAACTATCTCACTTGCCGCAGCCAGTAAAGACGTCATGTCCGCTACGGTATTGGCATACAAGGTGTTACTTGACAGTATTCTAAACTTATGCAGAGTAGGATTAAAGTCAAAGGTGTCAGGTGAAATTTTGTTTGTTCTAAGGGTAATATTAGAGCCATCGTATGGGAATATCCCTTGTGACATAGGCCCCGTTTGCTGTTGATACAAAGAAGTAGCAATAGCTCCTTGCATAATAACAGGCACCTGTGAGACAGGGCTTGTTGTAACTCCGTCAGTCCACTCATACTCAATATGAATGCCTTGGTTTACATAATTGTTTCCGTTTACTACAACTTGAATTAACGTCACCTCATCTTGAGGAGGGCATCCAGGAGTTAAGCTGTAAGTAGCGCTATAAGGCACTATACTAAACGTTGCTGTTGTTGGGTTAGAAGACGTTTTGTTAAAAGATAAAGTTCCGTTAGTACTCACCACCCCTGTGCTGGTAGTCACTCCGTTCCATGTCACGCTTAAATTAATAGACCCCTGAGTTATACTGTATGGTATGTCTATTTGACCAATCAGAGAGCCAAAGTTAACGGAGAAGTTTAACGTTGTACCGGCAGCGTTTTGGCTTATTTCTTGACCACAAGGGAGCTCCACCAAAGGCATAGGCACTGCAATATTATTTGTTCCTAACACATACTCATTCATATAGGGGTCGTAGCCCCCTAACTTCTGTGTAGTAAGCTGCTCTGTAAACTGATCTCTAAACCACGAACGCATTCCCATCTGTGAGATAACTTGTAGCTGATCGGAGTTAGTGCTACCCCCAGTTAAAGAGAGCACCGCACTTCGCTTAGTGTCTGTAAAAAATACATTATGTCCCCAGGCAGAAAAGCTTTCTGGATTGAAACTTATCCCGTACTCTTCTATGCGAGCTATCTGCGTCCCTAAAACTTCAGGCACCGAAGCTATAGCTCCTCCCCCTGTAGAGTCCGTTATAACATTTTTGCCTGCAAGAACGTAAGAAATTCTATCCTCCTGTAGAACTAAGATATCTGTTTCACGAGAATGTAAAACTTGTATAGGACCGAAGTTGGTCTCTAAGTCTTTATAATTTACCAGCCCTAAATTAAACTCGTTAAGGTTATTTAAGTTAGAGGCGTTGCTATATACCCCGCTGTAAGTCATGCCCGCAAACCTATCCGCCTCGCTAAAGGTTTGGTTAGACTCCGCCATAACCCTATCTCCCAACCTAAAGAATCTACCCTCTATACGGTCTTCTATTCTAAAACTCTCTACCCCATTACCAAACGTGTAGCAGTTTATAAAATCTAAAGTTGTTTCTAAAGGCAGGTTAAAGTTTTGGTTTTGCCCACCAGGCTCTAATGTATAAAACTGTGTCTGTGGATTCCAAATTTGCGCAGCGTCGTGATAAAAATTATCGTCCCCTGGCAAAAGACTTTTTTTCACTCGCATCATTTGCGAAGCGTCGTAGAATAAATTCGGGTCTACGGCGTCAGGTTCTGTTTCAAAACAGAAGGTTCCAGAAGAGTAGTTTATACTTACTTTTAACTGGGTTTGAGAATCTGTTTGCCAATCAAAACCAACAGCAGCTTCCGTACATGTAGGGATCATGGACTTGCTTTTTATAAAGTAGTCGGCTCCCGATTGAGTGACGTAAATTTTAGAAGTAAAACAAGTACCTCCGACAGTATCTGGACCGGCCCCAAAGGTGTAAAGAACTGGGTCAAATTCAATCTCTTGATCCCCTAAAACAGGAGGTATAATGTTTGTAGAGTTTGGTTGAACCAAGGTCTCAAAACCTAAACCTATAAGGCACGCGTGAATATTAGCATAGTTTTGATCTACCAGCATATCTCCGCTATCCCAAATAATTTGTTTTGTGGGACAGGCGCTATCATTTGTAAGCCTTTGATTTGTAGAAGCCACCCGCACCGTGCTACCCGCAGGGATAGACCCTACAATAGCAGGGGAAGAAGCGGGAGGGATAAAGGCGATCTGAGAACAATCACCTATTTCAGAGTTATTTGAGGTTACATCAGAGTTTATGTTCGGCGTAGTGTTGTCGCCTATAGCATTCCATCCACTTGACTTCAACCTCATATATATACCTGCAGGGTTGGTGTCATTAATTTGTCCCGAATATAAACCCTCTTTATCCAACACCTCTGCCGTAGCATGCTGTAGAACAGGGCCATTAGCATCGCGCTTTACGGTAAGCACATCTCCTACAGACACTATGTTTTGGCTATCCCCCTCGAGTCTAAACCAAAAGCTTTCTAAATCAGGTTTAAAAGGAGTAGGCCCTGCATCAGTAGCGGCTCCAGTTTGTTGAAAAACTAAACTACTCCATATAGTTTCATAATTCCCCTGGCTTGGCTTTACCACAAACTTATAGTACTTCGCCCAATAAGGAGCGACATTTTGTAGGTTTACCTTTATTTTGTTTTTTAATACCGATGTGCTGGCAGGGAAAAATACATTGTTGTTTGGACTGGTAAGAACGGTAGAAGATCTGGCATACTCATCCATATATACCACCCCCACCTCGTAATCTCTGTAGCTGTGTAAACTTCCGCGCTCTGCAGTAGTTTGCACTATACCATTAGTATCCGCTAAATTAAAAGCAAAGTACTCATACTGAATAGTTTCAGGGGTAGAGTTAAAATAGTATGTAGCCGCAGGAGCCGTAAGAGTAAAGGAAGACACTCCTACGTTTAAAGTAAAGCTCTGTTGTGTACACACAGGGGCTGTAGGGGGGAAGGGAGACATACCCGCCACAGTACACGCACTGGTAACAGCCGTGTCGACGAGTAATAAATAATTGCTTGTAGTAGCGTTCTGCCATGCGTATGGCAAAGCTGCATTAAACAAGTCTGTTAAAGTACCTCCATTTCCTGCAGGGTTTTCCGTTGGAGGATAGGCTGGTGGTGTAGGAGTAGTATAAGGGATAAGCTGCTGGAAGCTATTGTCCGCCCCCACAGCCGACGCAAACTCTTGCGAGGTAAGCATCTCATTCACCGTACTATATTGTACAGGAGCAATGAAGTTTAATGTTATAGTAAAATCAGGAACCACCACAGAGGCTGGTTGAGCATCGGCTCCGCTTCGCGTACTCTGAACGTTTTGCATCGCCAAGAAGAAACGGAAATACGTTCCTGGTAGAATAGGCGTAGTAATGGAAGAGAGATCAAACCCTGCTGTAGCGGCTGCAACTACTGTCCCTGGAGCTGCTGGGTCTATACTGTAGGTTCCATTAGAGCCTGTGGTAGAAGGCAATGGGGTTACGTCTATGCTCTCCGTGCTGGGAGATAGCTGGTACTGCATCTGTATAGAATCCCCACCCTCTCTGTTAACAATATCATACTGGTCTACATAGTTTCCGTACATCAATCTATTCCCCTGAATCGTTTGAGCTTTCGCTCTGCGCGGGACATTATCGTACAATCTAAGCAGCTCATCCGATCCTAATAGTGTAAGGATTTTACTGTTACTAAACTGTTCCTGCTCAAAAGAGTCATTAGGTAAACCCAGCTCAGATTTATTATAGTTCTTAATAATAAAAATATTGTTACTGGTGGTATCTTTATATAAGAGCTGTATCTCTTTTACCCTTTCAGATCCTGTAGAGAACCAAACGTTAGCAGCATTAAACCTATTTATCATGCCGACGTTTTTAAACGTCTCTTGGCTAAAAGCAAAGTCTTTAGGCTCAAAGGCTGGGTTAGTAAACAAAGAGGTAGCGCTGTACCCTCCGTCTAAATATCTATAGCGGTACGCAAAGCGTAAGAACCGCATCTCCATATAGTCTCCCTGACCTGTGTTCACAAGCTCTACGTGTGGAGCTCTAAGAGGTTGGGTGCCCGTAGTAGGATTTACATCCTCAAACCCAGGGGGTTTAACAATAACGCTGATATCTTCCTCTTCAATACTGTCACTCAAACCTGTTGGTACAGGGTATGTCCTGGTCACGTTAATATAACGTGGAGGGTTTAAGTCGTCGGTAAAGAATAATAGATCCTCAATCTTATTTACCGCGTTGACAAGATATGTCGGGTTAAAATTAAGCACACTGGTGCTTACTACGTGATACAACAGCGAGTTGGTATTGGTGTTATATGATAGTATCATGTCTACCGCTACCTGCCCCGTTGCAGGGTCGCCTGGATCATACACAAACCAGTATATTGTTTCAGCTATGCCATCTTCAAACGCACCTACACAACGAGCGTTGGCCGATAGAGGGTTCCCGTTATACTCAATGTTTGGAGTAAGGTTAGTGTTACCCTTAGAGTTTTCTACTGCACCGATTTCTGTGGCCTCCGTAGAACCCAAGCGCACGTTTAACGCGTCAACATATTCGCCGACAGGAACCAAGCGCTCGTCGACGCTTTTGTTCATCTTACCTGCAATAAAATTAGTTTGTATTAGCATACTACTTTATCCATTTATCTTTCCCTCTCATGTTCATCAAGAGTCGTCCGGGGTGCATGTTACTTAACCTTAGCTTTGCGTTACGTAGTAAAGATGACTTATCTTTCCTTGCTCTGTTAATGATATACTCCTGAGCAGACAGTCTGTTGTTTAAAATAGAATACTTAATAGCCGCATAGATATAATCTTCAAAAAGTTTGTTCACGCTTACTTTAGAATCGTTCCCTTTTTCCATACCATCTGATACGTACTCTAACACCACCGAAGACGAAGCCATTCCTGAGCTGAAGTTTATTACCCCAGCGCTCTTGTTAATGTTAAACGTAGGGTTACTGTTAGCCGTTTCCGTATTTAACCCAAACCTTCCGCCCACTTGGAAATCGAAAAACCAAGCCCCCTCGTATAGATACCCCATAGCTCCATCGTATGGGCTCCCTGCGTTTAGGTATATACTTCTATTCTGACCTAAGATACGATCTATATCTAACTGAGAACTCTCAGGCTTTAAGACATCTCCATACGCGTCGAATAAAATTCTATACTGATTGTCTTGCAAATACGCCCCGCTCCAATTGGTCTGAATATTTTCTGTTAGCGGTCTTAAGACTCCGTTCTGATACAAAGAAATTCTCACCCAGTTTACGTAGTCGGGAGGAAGAACAAACCTCAACTGATCGTTCACCTGTAGCTGAAGGATTTTAACCTCCTTCATAGCGTCATAGTTTAATTCTTGTATCGCTCTCTTAGCAAAGAATAAAACTTGATACCTATTGATATTATTTATAAGCTCATTATTCCCCTGATACATTAACAAAAAATTGTTAACTATATCGTCTAAGGAAATATATTGATACGACCCCCAGTTCTCATCCGTAGGAGAGGTTTGGTTATTTTCGTAGTATTGGTAATCTGTTATATACGACATAATAATTAACTTGTTTCTTGTGTATCAAGAGCCTCTTCCCCTTGGCCAAACTGTACCACTTCCGCCTCCCTTATCTCTATACCAACATACTGACAGATCTTAGCTATTAAAGCTGGCTCATCAGATAGGGGTAACTCAAAGTCCTGGTAGTCTACGGCTGAAGCGTTAAACACAGGCTCCCCTCCGACTAAACCTACCCACGTCCACCTCGGCGCTTTAGGGTATCTTATGTACTGCGCTTTTACATCGCATGGACCCATGCGATCCCCCAAGGTGTACGGGTCATTTAAACCGTCCCATGTGGTTGGGTATACAGATATTAAGTTTCCGTCTAAAACGTAGCACGGGTACTGTGGTGTAGGGCGAGTGAGGTTGCTGCTGGTAAGATTAAATATTTTACTTTGACTCACCCTCTCCACCTCCACGATATTGTTGGCATCGTATATAGCATATGTTTCGCCGCCTGGTCCGCCACCCGCGGGATCGACAAACAAAGCAGCCGAGCATGTTATAGTGGACCCTGCAGGTGTGGAGGCATTAGATATGTTCTGCACCCATCCCTGCAAACCTGGAGCCCCTGTCGCGGGATATGGCGCCGCTCCTGTTGCGCTGGTGTTTATCACCAAATCTCCTGGCTGTACGCCTGTAGTAAAAAAGTCCTGTGTGTTATCTATAAGGAGGGCGCTCCCGCCCACTGAGCTGCTCGTGGTTCCACTTACTCTACGCGTGGGGTACCTGTATAGCTTATTTATAAGATAGTAGTCTGAAGGTAGCTGATATACAGCCGAGCCCGATAGACCAGAGGGTACGTTAGGCACGCTTGAAGGGTTAAGTTGTGCTAAGAAAGCTTGCACGGAGAAGGTGTCTATAACCTCCTCTAATCCTTTTACTATATCTGCATATCCTGTACCCGAAGACCTCGCGTTCTCCCTATTGATCCAGTTGTTGTACTGGTAGAAGTAGTCCTCATACATATCCATCTG